TTTGACGAAACACGACCTATATATCTTGCGCAGTATGGAGCGTATTTCGCAGCCACCGAGATAAGGGCAACAAATAGCGACACAGCAGAGGTTACGATGCTACAATTAACGTTTGAATAAAGGAGAAAAGACTATGACAAGGACAGATGAGGAACAGATACTGGGTATCAAGGTAAAGTATGAAGATGCTATCTATGGCATCATGCAATACAAAGAAAAACTTGCAGACCTTTCAGCGGCACAGAAGCAATTAAAAAAAGACTTCGAGGACGGAAAGGTAGGCGGCGAGGAGTTTAAGACGACTATTGCAGCTATGGACGAGCAGTCAAAGGCTCACAAGGCTACTATTAGAGAGTTATCTAAGGAGGTGCAGAATAATATCAAGGTAGAGCATGATCAAGAAGGCTCGTTAAAGTCTCTACGTGCGCAGTTAAGCAATGCTACAAGAGATTATGATGCAATGTCAAAGGCAGAGCGCAATGGAGCAAAGGGGCAAGAGTTGAAGAAGCATATCAATGAGATTACTAATGAACTGAAAGAAGCGGAAGAAGGTACACAGAGGTTCTATCGTAATGTCGGTAATTACGAGGAGGCTATCAAGTCGGCACTCGGAGTAAATAGCAATTTTGCCAACTCTATCATGCAGATGTCCTCGGGCGGTAAAGGCTTATCAGGTATCTTCGATGGTGCTATCGGTAGCGCAAAGGCGTTTGGGTCAACATTGATGGGTTTCATGACAAACCCAGTATTCCTTTCTCTTGCAGGCATTGCAGGAGCAGGAGTAGCGTTTAAGTGGTTCTTCGACTACAATAAAGGCATTGAGGAAAGCACACGATTAACAAAGGAGTTTCTCGGGCTAACGGGTGATAACCTCAAGGCTATGCGTGACGAGATACAAGCCACAGCAGACACCTATGGCAAAGACTATAAGGAGGTGCTGGAGGCTGTCGACGTGCTTACTTCGCAATACGGCTATGATGCAGGGCAGGCATTAAAGATTATCAATGAGGGCTTCCAGAGTGGTGCAGACCTCAACGGCGATATGATTGCAAAGATTAAGCAGTATGCGCCAGCGTTCCACGATGCCAGCATAGGAGGAAAGGAACTTGTTGCTACTATCCAGCAGACACGAAGCGGTATCTTCTCTGACGATGGTCTTGCACTGATACAGATGGGTAGCAAGAAGATACGTGAGATGTCAGACAAGACAGCGGCAGCACTTGAGGGTATCGGTATCAGTTCGAAGAAGGTACAGCAGGACTTGGTTAACGGTTCAATGTCTACGATGGACGTTATCAAGATGGTTAGCACCAAACTAAAGGAAGTACCGCAGAACTCTAAGGAGGTTGGAGAGGTGCTCAAGGATGTATTCGGTAAGCAGGGCGCGAATGCTGGCTTGAAGATGATAGAGCAACTCGACACGATGAATGTAGACCTCGAGAAGCTGAAAGATACCACGGGCGAGTACGGAAAGAGCATGGATGAACAAAGAGAGGCTAACGAGGAATTGAATAAGACCTTAGCGGCAATGTTTGATATGTCGGATAAAGGTTTTGGAGAGATGCTGATACAAGTTAAGACGTTGACAATACAAGGCATAACGAAACTACTCAAGGGCGTTATCGAGGTGATTAATTACTTCATAGACCTATATAACGAGAGTATGGTTGTGCGTGCTGGTGTGCAGGCTATCGTGGTAAACTTCAAGAGTGCTTGGAACGTCATAAAATTAGTGTTCAATCTCATTATAGATAGTGCGAAGAGTGCAGGAAGACAGCTAAAGGGACTTGCACAGATAGTAGAGGGTATCGTAACACTTTCGTTCGATAAGATTAAAGAGGGTTTCTCTACGATTGGCGGTAGCTTCGTAAAGACGTTCAAAGAGGGGTTTGGCGATATTAAGGCTTTCGGAAAAGAACAAGCTAACACCTATCTCGACGCTTTCAATAGTACGATAAAGAATAAGAAGGTTGCACATATTGACTTATCGAAGTACTCTGGAGAAGATAAGCAGCCAGACCACATGAACACCAATGGTTCAAGCGAATGGAAAGGTAAAGGCGATGGAGGAAAGAAGAAGAAAGAGAAGAAAGCCAAAAGCAGCAAGGCAAAGGGTATGACAGCCGAGCAGATGGCAAAGAAAGAGATGGACGAGATACGTAAGGCAGAAGACCTGCTCGCACAACTCGTAGAACAGACCGCCGAGCAGAGAAGAAAAGCTATCGTTGTTCAATATGATAGACAGATAGAGGACTTAAAGGTACGGCTTGCGACCGAAAAGGGGTTAACAGCAACCGCTAAGAAGGCTATCACCTCTCAGATACTTGCACTTGAAGAAATCAAGGAGAAGAAGTTAAGTGAGTTTGATTTAACCGTTAAGGACGAGGCTATCAAGCGAGAGCAGACGTATATCCAGAATATGCTCTCTTCTATCGAGAAAGGCTCTAAGGAGGAGTACGACTTGAAGGTTAAGAACATCGAGAATGCTCGACAGTTAGAGATTGACGCTATCCAGAAGATGGTACTCACAGAAGATGAAAAGGCAAAGCAGCTTAAAGCCGTTAATGCTAAGTACTACAAGGAGGAGGAAGATGCGTATAAGGAGTATAACAACAAAGTTCTTGACGAGCAGAAGAAAGCTATTGAAGACCGCTATAAGGCTAAGATGTTAGAAGCTGAAATTAGCGGAATGGAAAGCGGACAAGGCTCGGAACTCGAAGTGTTACAGCTGCAAGCAGACGAAAAGCAGGCTTTACTTGAATCAGCACAGCAGAGAGAGGGCGAGACGATAGAAGCATTTAATCTGCGTAAGTTAGAATTAGAAAAAGACTATTTGGACGCCAATAAAAAAGTAAGAGATGAAGAAGACAAAGATAAAGAAGAGCATTTCCAGGCAGATATAGCACGATATAAAGCTATCGGTCAGGCAATGGGAGGATTATCTGATTTAGCATCTGCTTTTAGTGAGCATAGCAAAAGTTTAGCTAAAGCTTCTAAAGTAATCGCACTTGGTGAAATTGCAGTTAGCACTGGTGTTGCAATAGCAGAGGGTATCAAGCAGGCACAGAAAGCTGGACCATTCCCAGCCAACCTTGCAGCTATTGCAACGACTGTTGCCACTATTCTGTCGGGTATCACATCAGCGATTAGGACAGTGAAGTCTGCCAAGTTTGCACGTGGTGGCGACGTGGTAGGACCAGGAACAGATACGAGCGACAGCATACCGGCGCATCTCTCTAATGGCGAGAGCGTACTAACAGCACCAGCAACGAGGATGTTTGCCCCTGCCCTATCAGCGTTTAATCAGATAGGCGGTGGCGTGCCTATCATGGGACAAGGCGGAAACTCACAGCAGATTGGCGAGGAGTTCTTAGCGAGAGCCGTTGCGAGGGGTATGGCGATGATGCCGCGCCCAGTGGTAAGCGTAGAAGAGATTAACAGCACTAATAATAGAGTTGAGGTAATAGAAAGATTAGCAACGATAAAATAAAAGACAATACTATGACGCAATTTGAGTTGATGAGAACAGCAGAAAGTCTGCTACGAGTGATGAATGATAATAATATCGACGTGTCAGATATTAAGTATATGAAGATGTATGACGATTATATACGACTAAAAGAAGAAGGTCACAAGGTCGGATACATCGTGTACTATCTCAGTGAACAGTACGGATGCGGAGAAACGACCGTGTACCGAGTAGTTAAGAGAATGGAGAAGCGAATAGTTTAAGTTGTGTTTCATGCGATTGTGTGAGGGTGGCTGCCTGCGAAGGTGGTCGCCCTTCTTTTTTTATTCCTTTCACGCTGTGAAAGTGGAGAACGAACCCTTATAAAGGTTTTCTTTATCTTTATAAAGTACCTTTGTAACATAACTAATAACGAATATGGCAGTATTAAAGATTTTCAATGATATACAAACCGAGAACGAAAAGAATAATAGTAAGTTTTTCGGTGAGGCAGAAGGCATCTGTTATAAGGACGTGGATGAGTTCTGCGAGCAGATACCAGAGGACGATAATAAAATCGATGTACGCTTACATTGTAATGGTGGCTCTTGCACAGAAGGTTGGGCTATTTACGACCGCTTACGTGCCACTGGCAAAGAGATAACTTGCACAGTAGAGGGTAACGCCGCATCAATGGCAACGGTTATCTTAATGGCAGCACCGAAGGAACGCCGCAAGGCTTATGCAAGTGCAGAGATATGCGTACATAATCCATGGATATCAAGTTGGGGACTTTCGGATATTGTTACAGCCGATGACTTAGACAAGGCGGCTAAGGACTTGCGAGATATACAAGAGAAGATGCTCAACCTATACGTAGAGCGTTGCGAGTGCGACAAGGAGGAGATGCAGGCACTTATGAATGAAGATAAGTATATCGGTGTTAACGAGGCTATACGTCTCGGTTTGATTGGCGAAGTAATTGCGCCTGTTTCAGCCAAGAAGCAGGGTGCTGTGTTTAACAATAAATCAAAGAACCAAATGGCAAAGAAAGAGAAGAAAGTGGAGGTTAAAGCCTCTCTGATTGACCGTGCGCTGGCGAAGTTGGGTATTAAGAACCTTGACGAGTTGGCTAAGGGTATGGACTTATCCACAAGTGACGGACAGATGCTCACTGTAGAGCGTGAGGAAGGAGAGCCACAGGTGGGAGACAAGGCAACTCCTGATGGCGAGTTTATGATGCCAGACGGTAAGACTATCGTAGTCGCTGATGGTGTCATTACCGACATCAAAACAGACGCACAAGGTAGCGAGGGTAAAGACGGTGATGAGAACACCGACCGAATCGAGGAGTTGGAGAAAGAAAACGAAGACTTGAAGAAGAGGATTGAGGAACTCGAGCAGGAGAAGAACGATGCTCAGGCAAAGGCTAAGACTACCGACGAGTTACGCATCCTCAATGCTGTTAAGATGGCGGGAGGAGAGAAGGCTCTCAGTCAGATTATATCTAACTACAAGCCACAGCAGCGTAAGCCAGAGGGTAAGAACGCTCAGGCAAAGGCAGATGAACATAAGTCTGCTATGCGTGCGGAGATTGAGGCACGACGGAACGGCACGTTCAAGAAGAAGTAAGACAAAGAGTGTATAACTAAAAGATTATAAGGAAATGACAAAGTTTTTGGAAAACATCACATTCAACAATGAGGATGTAAGAGATTTGAAAGAACTCATCCCTATGACCATTGAGCAGGATGAGGACTTCCAGCGATTCACCAAGCTTATGAAGGTACATAATGGTGACCCACTCGCCCTTATCGGTGAGATTAACGATGTCGGTGTTAAGGGTGCGGGCTGTAATCCTACCTACAAGGAGATTGGTATCAAGAACTCTCAGAAGCGTTGGGAACTCGGAGACTGGAGTACACCTATCAAGGTATGTTACGAGGACTTCAAGGGTACTGTTGGAGAGTATTATCTCAAGGGTGGCACTGACATTCAGGACTTGACAAGTACGGAGATTATGAACGAGATTCTTCGCCCACGTCTTGAGCGTATGTTGAAGCGTCTTATCTGGCGTTATGGATGGTTTGGCGACAAGGACGCAAAGGATATCGCTGGCGGGGGGGTTCTGACAACAGAAACAGAGGCGG